TCAAAAGGCGAAACGAAAGAAGCAAAAGTAGAAGGTTATCTTGCTAAATGCTTTCAGCATGAATTAGATCACCTAAATGGCATTTGTTTTGTTGACAAAGTGAGTCGGTTGAAGTTACAATTAGCTATGAAGAAATTAAAAAAGAGACAAAAATAAATGATTGAACCTAGTAAACAATTACAAAAGATTTTTGATGCTTCTGTAGTAGTTGCGCAGAACCACACGCACACACATATTACTATTGAGCATTTGGTGTACTCAATTTTTGCTGACCCAGATACAGCAGGTGGTCTTCAAGAATTCGGTGCTGATGTTGACTTTATTAAAAAGAACCTAGAGCATTACTTAAAAAACAACTTAGGTGATATTGTTTCTAAGGATAAGAATATAAATCCTAAGAAAACTGCATCTGTTGAACGTGTTTTAAATAGATGCTTTACACAAGTATTGTTTAGTGGACGTAATCAAATTGAAGTTGCTGACGTAATCATTAGTGTTATGAGCGAGAAAAACTCTTTTGCATTTTACTTCTTAGCAAAAGGTGGAATTGATAAACAGAAATTTGTAGAGCATTTCCAAGCACATCATATTGGTGAAGAAGTGTTTGAAGGTGGCGGAGAAGAAGATATCAATCTAAGCCCAGATCAATTAGATAGAATTATTAATCAATTCTGTACTAACTTGTCTATGAAGGCAAAGCAAAGAGTCATTGATCCTGTTATCGGACGTGACGAAGAAATTGAAAAAATTGAATTAGTATTAGCAAGACGTAACAAAGCAAACGTACTAATGGTTGGTGATCCAGGTGTTGGTAAGACTGCTATTGCTGAAGGTCTTGCACGTAAGATTCATGAAAAGAAAGTACCTAAGTTTATTCAAGATCATTTAGTGTTTAGTTTAGACATTAGTTCTTTAGTTGCTGGTAGTAAGTATAGAGGTGACTTTGAAGAACGTATTAAGGCAGTACTAATGGCCCTTGAGCGTAAAGGTAAAATTATCTTATTCATTGATGAAGCACATATGATGAGTGGTGCTGGTTCAGGTGGACAAGGACAGTCAAACGACTTAGCAAATATGCTGAAGCCTGCACTTACAAAAGGTAACATGAAAGTTATTGCTTCTACTACTTGGGAAGAGTATAGAAAATCTTTTGAAAAAGATAGAGCATTAATGCGTAGGTTCCAACGTGTAACTATTGACGAACCAACAGCAGATCTTACAGTAAAAATTATTAAAGGCTTACGTAAGTACTACGAACAGCATCATAATGTTAAGATTACAAATGAAGCAATTCAACAAGCAGTAAACTTATCTGTTAAGTACATGGCTGATAAAAAGTTACCTGACAAAGCAATTGATATTATTGATTGTGCTTCAGCAAGATACAAGTTAAATGAAACTGACGAAACTGAAACAGTTGCACAAATTGTTGACATTGAACAAGTAACATACGAACTTGCTAAAATGGTAAGTATGCCGCTAGAAACTATTTCGCAAAAAGAAAGTAACAATCTTGCTGGACTTGATGCGTCAATGAAGAAAGCAGTATTCGGACAAGACAAAGCAGTTGAATCTATTCTTGATAAGATCTTTGTTGCACAAAGTGGAATGAAAGATCCTGACAAGCCAATTGGTAGTTTCTTATTCTTAGGACCAACAGGAACAGGTAAAACAGAAACAGCAAAACAACTTGCAGAGAAAATGGGTATGTCACTAATACGTTTTGATATGTCAGAGTATCAAGAAAAACACAGTGTTGCAAGATTAATTGGTGCTCCTCCAGGTTATATAGGATTTGATGATGACGCTGGCCAACTTATTAACAAGTTACAAGAAACACCTAATGCTGTATTGTTGTTAGATGAAATTGAAAAAGCACACAAAGATGTATCAAACATTTTGCTACAGTTTATGGACAACGGTTTTGTTACAGGATCAAATGGTAAACGTGCAGATGGACGTAACACTATTCTTATTATGACAAGTAACTTAGGTGCTGCTGATAATGAATCAAAATTAATTGGCTTTGCTGATAACGAGAAAGACTCGGAAGATGATAAAGCAGTTAAAAAGTTTTTTGCTCCAGAGTTTAGAAATAGATTAGACGGTACAGTTAAGTTTGCTAAACTATCTACTGATGTAGTTAAAAGTATTGTTCATAAGTTTATTAAAGAACTTAATACACAACTAAAAGAGAAGCACATTGCAATTACACTTGACGAAGATACTGTTAATTGGTTATCTAAGAAAGGTTACAATCCTAAGATGGGTGCAAGGCCTTTAGGTAGATTAATTGATAAAACAATTAAAACACCTTTAAGTAGGAGAGTGTTGTTTGGAGATTTAGTTGACGGGGGTAAAGTTGCTGTATCAATCGATAAAGACGGTCCAGCGTTTACAGTTACTCCTATGCCAAAGCCTTTGACTAAAGAAGAACGTAAAGCACAGAAGCTGGCTGCTAAGGCGCAGGCTAGTAATGATGCTTAAGACAGCAAAGAAAACTAAAAAGAAGTTCTATAACAAGTATATCTACAAAGTTAGTTTAAAGTTGGAGGGTGCGTATGCTTTACGTACACTAGGTCATCAAGAGATCTTGGACTTTGCGACCGGTTTAAGAGCTCCTCCGCAGTCAGATGATTATGAATTTAGCACTCAAACTTGGCGTCAAAAGAATGCTCATCTAATACAATCACATAGTAAAGTATGGATATCTCTATTAGGTATTTTAAATTCAGTACCAAAAGAAGAATCAACTGTACGCATCGAAACTGATATCTTAGACATATACACAAATAATAAATCATTGTACGAATCACTTTGCTACGAATTTTCTGATATTACAAGAACTAGACACGAGCCTGCTCCAGGAATGACTGATACTTTATTAGACAGTAACCAAGAAATATTTGTAAAAGAATTGCCACATGGTATGTATAACTTCCAAGTAGATATTAAAAGTCCTAAGTCTTTAACATTCGAAGAACTCGAAAATTTAGCAGACTGGTGCCGTTCACGAAAACCTGCTATTGCATTTACTGATGCTACCTATAACTGGCTTCTTAAACGCGATATGTTCAACACTAGACGTTGGATATACATTGATACGGAAAGTACATTGCTGATGCTTAGATTGCGCTGTAACGACCTTATAGGCACTGTACGTAAATATATAAAAACAGGTAAATAGTAATATGAGCGAGAGTAGACAACTATTAGGTCCTGTAACTTCAATTGTATCTGATTCAGCATATACATATGGTGATAAGAAGAAAGGTGCAGGATATCATAAAAACAATGACGGTGTGCATACAGTTGCGTACTATGTCAATGCCTTCCAAGGTACTATTAAAGTACAAGGCACACTAGCAGAAGAGCCAGGTGACAATGACTGGGTAGATGTAATAGAATGGGGTGGTGATAGTGCTTATTACGGCCAAGGAATAGAAGATTACATAGGTACACAGACGTTTACAGGCAAGTTTATATGGCTAAGAGCAGGCCATAACGTTCAAGACGGGCAAATAGTCCAGGTCCTTTATAACTACTAAGTTTGATTAATAACGCTAAATACAGTATAATCTTGTAAAGAGAGGATACTATGCGCGATCTATTGAAAAAACTAGAGTCAATTGAAACAGTAACAGAGATCAGTGATCTCGAAGAACAAACATTCAATGGTGAAGAATTCTTTGAATACTATGGTTATTTGCCATGGCACGAAGATGTTCCCGTTGAAGAAGCAGAATATCAAGGACGCAAAGTATCGCTAGGTAAACCAATGCGTGGCGATGTTAAGAAATTCAAAGTATATGTAAGAGATCCCAAAACTAAAAATATTAAAAAAGTAAACTTTGGTGATCCTAATATGCGTATTAAAAAGTCTAACCCAAAGAGACGTAAAAGTTTCCGTGCTAGACACAATTGTTCAAACCCAGGACCACGTACTAAAGCACGTTACTGGTCATGTAGGAAATGGTAATATGTTATTAAAAGAACTTTTCTCTCCTATCGGTGCCCCCAATGATCAAGAAGATGATATCAATTGGCACGATGATTTAAAAGTGTTTATGGACAACGACAATGAAGTTATGTCTACTGTGATGTTTCCAGCAATTAAGAAACACGAAAAATACAGAGGACATCCAAATGCTTATAAAATTTATATAAAGCCTGTGGAAAAATGTTGTGATATGTATTGCAACAAATTTGGTGTCGATAAACCAGAAGAAAAGTTTTCTAGAGAAAACATGATTTCATTAGCAAGACAAATTGCCAAAGAGCAAGAGATGCATTTAGAGAACGGCGACTATGAGAATTAATGAAATATTTTTAACTGAAGATGATGCCGATAAGCATATGACTTTTTGCTTTGGCAGATTCAATCCACCTACACTTGGACATAAAGAAGTTTTTAAGTCAATGAAGAAAGCTGGTGGCGAATTAGAAATATATACTAGCCAAACACAAGACGCAAAAAAGAATCCTTTAGACTATTCAACCAAAGTAGACTTTATTAGAAAAGTACATCCTGACTTTGCAAACAACGTTGTAGAAAACACAGACTTGAATACACTACCTAAAATTTGTACTTCATTACATGAAAGAGGTTACAATCATATAACATTTGTTGCAGGAAGTGATCGTCTTGAGATGATGTCTAAACTTATAAAAGATTATAACGGTGTCGAAGGAAAAGGACACGGTTACTATAAATTTGAAACAATGAATTTTGAATCTAGCGGACAACGTGAAGATGGTTCAGATGGCGTAGAAGGTATTAGTGGAACAATGGCAAGAGCCGATGCTGCTAACGGAGACATAAACAAATTTGCACAACATACCGGTGCAGGAGAACATGCAGATGAATTATACGCTGCGGTTAGAAAAGGTATGGGGATCAATGATAACACAGGGGAAAATGATGAATAAAGAATCAGCATATGATCATCCACATGGAGCGAAGCTATCTCGTATCGGCAGAGTTCTTATGGACAAGGCTGTCACTACTAAAGACGATGCATTATCATTAGTGCTTTCAAGAGTAGGTGACGAACTAACACGCTATGGTGCGCCAGGCGGAGCAAGAAATATTGAAGAACTAGTTAAACGTTGTAAACTGCCACAAGAAAAAATTATGAAATTAATGAAGTGGGCAGAAAGTCAAAAGGACGTTTTAGACAAAGTTAAAAATCCACCTGATAATCCAGACATGGATAAACCAGGACACGAGGAAGAAGAATCATTTTGTCCAGAATGTGCTAAGCCAAGATTCACAGCAATGCCAGAGCATATCCAACAACAGTACGAAAGTATCAACGAAGAAAAGCAAAAAGGCGTTGACGGCAAAGTATGTTGGAAAGGATACAAAAGAATGGGCACCAAGAAGAAGGGTGGCAAAACAGTAGACAACTGCGTTAAGATGTAATGACTGAGTTAGACGATATTGTTAGACTTGCCGGTATAAATGAATTCAAAGGTTACACACCTTGGGAAGGTAGCAATATTAGTATTAGCGGTAATGAAAAGGGAGAACTAATGAAGAAGCATAAGATTGAACCAGGCACCCCTGAATGGTTTAAGTTATGGTTTTCATTACCTAAGTTCACAGGTGAGAAACCGATATGAGATCATACGAATTTGTATCTGAAAAAGCAGTAAGCAAAAAGCAACAGCAGTTCTTTGGTATAGTAAGAGCTATGCAAAAGGGCGACATGAAAAAAGGCGGCGAAGCCGGTGAAGTTGCTAAAGATATGAAAGTTTCTGATGTAAAGGACTTTGCTAAAACAAAACACAAAGGCTTACCTACAAAGAAAAAATCAGAAGGGTATGCTGATGATCAAAGAGAAAAAACACAACGCCAATTAGCTGCACATGAAAAAGCAATGATAAAGTCAGCTAAGAAGTCTGTTGAAAAATACGAGAAGAACAAAAATAAAAACGAAGAAGCAGCAGGTGTTGGTATCGTAACAAAACAAAATGCTACCGCAGACGTTCCAGTTGGCGGAGAGTATATGAATGTTAAGAAACTGTTTCCTAAAAACAAAAAGAAAAAAACTAAAGAAGATAATGTACAAGAACTTGTTGTAAAACAGCAACGTCCTAAAATTGATGTTATTAATAACATAGCAATGAGGAAAGATAATAATCCTTTTCCATTAAGTTATAAAGATACAGGCGGTGCAAGTTCAGGTGGTATGGTATATATCACTCCAGATAATGCTAAAAAGTTTATACAGTTTTATGATAGACGTGCAGAAGACGAACAGCAACTAATGCTACAGGCACTAAAAAGTGTTTCAGGCTTAAAAAACTTGTTTAACAATCTTGGACTTGAAGTTGCAAAAATTGAAGCAACAAAAGAAGAAAATTACGAAAGAGAAGATTTACCCCAAATTAAAAATAAGCACCTAGAACATATTAGACATACTGTAGAGACAGTAGAGATTGGTGACATTATTCCAGTACAAAATGAATTTGTTCTTGAAAATTTTAAAAAGCAAGTAGATAAAATTTCAGAAGGTTCATATGCTCCTATTATTGTAGATTGCAATAACAAAATTATCAACGGACATCATAGATATGCTGCATTACAAATGCTAGGTGAAACTGATGTAAACGTTGCTAAATTGTTTTTAACTGTAAATGCAGTAGTTGAAAACTTTGCTGACGGTAAAAAGAAAGGCAAAAGCAGACCAGGACGAGTAAAGAAGTCTGGTGCTAGTTGCAACGGATCAGTTACAAGCCTACGTAAAAAAGCAAAGAATGCAGGTGGTGAAAAAGGTAGAATGTATCACTGGTGTGCTAATATGAAATCAGGTCGTAAAAAGGGTAAATAGTAATATGAAACTTAATGAATTATTCAATGCCATTGAGCAAAATAAAAAGAGAATGGAATCTGCTACAGCAGGTGCTACAGCATCAGGCAGTATTGCTACTGTTGTAAGTCCACAACTTGCTATTGGCAAGGGTTCAATTGGTAATAAAAGTTATACAGGTTCTCCAGGAAAAAGCGGTACAAGTGCGCCTAAACCGCCTAAAACTGTGCAGAAGAAGAAAAAAGACGGCACAGCAGTAAATGCACTAGACATGAAAGGAAACATTTTTGGTGGCGGCGCTGCGCTTAAAAGATAAATATTAGTATGGAAAAGAAGCCCGATCATGAAGCCACAATGGCAAAAGCAGAATTAGCAAACGTTGCTAAGAATGCCATTGCGCTATATAAAATGATTGAGCCAGGCGACGAATTACAAGGTTGGATTAGCAGTTATATTACTCTATCTAACGATTACTTAGATTCTGTTCGTGAAAGAATGGAGTATGAGATTCAGGCAGATAATGCTATGAATAAAGGAGAACGAGAATACGAAGCTGGGACTTGCGAAAGTATTCGAGATAAACTAACAACAGAGTGGGAGCTCTTAAAAGGATAGCATCATGGACTTTAGAAATTTATTAAACAAACTTCCAAGAGAGGAAGCAAAAAACGAAAACACGTTTGACGGTACGCTAGAAAGTATAGCAAGAGCCGCTAACGTTGATTATAAACCACAAGCAGTTGTATTTGAAGGTTATACAGATGACGAAGTTAGAGAACTTTGCCATTCAAAAGACCACGATTGTGCAACAACTGTTAACCATCCATTATATGGTAAAGGTAAACCAGTTTACGAAAGTCATGCTATTCCAGATGACAACGGTAATGTTGAGTGGTACGATGTACAATTTAAACACGGTGTAGAAAAGAAAGTTCCAGCAGCAGACATGGAAATTGTTACACTAGAAGAACACGGTGCTGCTAAACCTAAAAAGAAAAAAGCCAAAGAAGATGCTAAAGTTGAAAAAGATTCTAAGTCCAAAGAAGTAAAAGAATCAGATAACGAAGTTGCAAAAACTGTAAACGAAGAGCTATCCGAAAAAGACAAAGATACAGAATTTGCACGTTGGTTAAAGAAAACTCATAACAAAGATGTTGAAGGTTTGAAAGGCGATGAGTACGTTAAAGTATCAAAAGAGTTCCAAGCATCTAAAAAGAAAGAAGAGTCATTTAGAGCTAAGTTCGATGACATGGTTGCTGAAGCAGGTAAGCCAGACTTTTTAGACTTAGACAAAGACGGTAACAAGAAAGAGCCAATGAAGAAAGCTGCTAAAGATGCTAAAGGCGGCAAGAAGTCAGGCAAAAAAGAAATGTCAGATAAGCAAAAGAAATTCTTTGGTAAAAAAGAGTCGGTTGAAGAAGCAGCAGACGTAATTACAGCAGAAAAAATGCCTAAGAAGAAAGACATTTTAATGATGTGCAGTAAAGGTATGAAAGTAAATGAAATTTGCAAAAAGTATCCAAACTGTGATCAAAAGAAATTAAAAGAGATGTGCGAAGCATGTATGTCTGAAGTTAAAGCAAAGAAAACTAACGAGTCAGTAAATGAGTCAGTTGAAGTTATTAAAGATCCTTCAAACATGTCATTTGTTGAAATGCTAAAACTTGTAAAAGAAAGTGGCGGACAACAGCAAATTGATCCAGTTGACGAAACACTTTGGAACTGGGCTCAAAGAGTTGCTACTTCAAAAGTTGAAGAGTCAAACAAAGCAGAAATTTTTGCAGGAATGATTTACGAGCGTAACGGTGGACGATTTGAAATGTATGACGTTATGGCAGAAGATGGACTTACGGAGTCAAAAAAAAAGGACTAAGTGAAGAAAAGATGTGTCCAGATGCTTGTTGCGGACAACCAGTAAGCAAATGTACATGTGGTCCAGATTGTGAACACTGCGATTGTTACGAGCTTAATAAAAAGTAAAAAGAATTAACCAAAATTAAACTAAAGCCAGTTATTAACTTGACTGGCTTTTTTTATGACTATATAATAGTACTTCAACCAGGAGAATAATTTATGTCAAAAATGTACGGGCCAGAAGAAAAGGCTAAACTAGAGAGATTGATCAAAGAAGGTTCAAATGTTCTACGTGAAGTAGAGGATCTTAATGAAGGTCTTAAGGATACTGTAAAAGCAGTAGCAGAAGAACTACAGATCAAACCATCAGTAATTAATAAAGCAATTAAAATTGCTCACAAAGACGATTGGGCTAAACACTTAGAAGAGTGGGAAGACATCGAAGGCATTCTTGGAATCACAAATAATTTACCGTCCGGTAATACCGAGAGTGAATAATTGGAAAAGATAAAACACTTTTGGATAAACAGTTATAAGTCTGACACCACAGCATTTGGTTTTGAGCTAGTTAGTTTTATCTTTACAGTAATAGCAAGTCTAACACTTGCTTTTAATGCACGAGATCCAAATATGGTTATTATATATCCATTTTTCTTTGTAGGTAGTGTAACACAGTGCTACGCATCAGTAAGACGTGGTGCTGCTTGGGTTATGCTACTAACAGGGTACTTTGCATGTATAAACGTTTTTGGCTTTCTTATTGCACTTAATATAATTTAGTACTTGACATCAACCTAAAAATATCGTATAATACATGTATGATATTAAAATCAGATATATTTTTAAAATGGACTGCCACGGTTATTCTAATACTTGGCACAGGCATTAATGCTTTAGGATTTTATCCTGCAGGGCCTGTTGTATTAGTACTTGGTAGTTTCATTTGGTTAATCGTAAGTTGTATGTGGAACGAACCTGCACTAATTGTAACTAACCTTACATTAGCATTAGTTGGTGTAGCCGGTTTACTATACACACTGTAAGTAGAAAGATAAGTATTAATGAAGAAGGTAACCGCAGGCCATAAACTGCTTATTAGGTACTTGTCAGCCAGAAGTGACATACAGGAGAAAACATGAGTTACGTAGACGCTTTCTATGACAGAGGGCAAGACACTATCAACGTTGTTGAACGTGACGATAAAGGCAAACGTCATTATCGAGAATACAATCCCAGACATATTTTTTATTACGAAGATCCTAGAGGAAAATTTAAATCCATCTATGGTAAACCATTATCAAGGGTAACTTGTAAAAACATCAAAGAACTTCGTAAAGAACTTGCTATTCACAGTAACAAAAAACTTTACGAAAGTGACATCAATCCAATTTATAGAATGCTTGAGGACAATTATCTCAATCAAGACGCACCTAAATTAAACGTTGCGTTTTTTGATATTGAGGTTGACTTTGATCCTGAAAGAGGTTATGCATCTCCTGAAGATGCATTTATGCCTATTACTTCAATTGCTGTATACATGCAGTGGATGGAAACAATGGTATGTCTTGCTATTCCGCCTAAGACACTTTCAATGGAAGAAGCAAAGAAAACCATTGAAGGTATTGACAATGTTGTTCTGTTTGAAAAAGAAAGCGAGATGCTAGATGCATTTTTAGATCTTATACAAGATGCTGATGTACTAAGTGGCTGGAACAGTGAAGGCTTTGATATTCCGTACACAGTTAATAGAATTACAAAAACCTTAAGCAAAGAAGATACAAAAAGATTATGTCTTTGGAATCAGTATCCTAAAAAACGTGAGTACGAAAAATTTGGTAAAACATCTGTCACATATGATTTAATTGGTAGGGTGCATGTTGACTCACTAGAACTGTATAGAAAATATAACTATGAAGAACGTCATACATATAGACTTGATGCTATCGGCGAACTAGAAATAGGCGAAACAAAAACTGTTTATGAAGGCAGTCTCGATTCACTTTACAACAACGACTTTAGAACATTTATTGAATACAACATTCAAGATACTGCACTACTTGACAAACTAGATAAGAAACTTAAATTTATTGATCTTGCTAATACTGTTGCACATGAGAATACTGTTCTCATTCAAACTACTATGGGTGCTGTTGCTGTTACAGAACAAGGCATTATTAACGAAGCACACAGACGTGGGTTTATTGTTCCTAACAGAGTAAGACGTGAACCAGGTAGTGAGCCTGCCGCAGGTGCTTATGTTGCATATCCTAAAAAGGGTATTCATGAATGGATTGGTAGTGTTGACTTGAATTCACTATATCCGTCTGTTATTAGAGCGTTGAACATGGGTCCTGAAACAATTGTAGGACAACTAAGGCAAGATGGAACAAAAGCACGTATTGAAGGCGAAATGGCAAAAGGTAAAAGTTTTGCAAATGCTTGGGAAGGCCAATTTGGTTCTGTTGAGTTTGACTCTGTTATGGAACGTGAAGTAGGTAGACAGATTACTATCGACTGGGAGGACAGCGACAAAAGTGATACAATTAGTGCAGCACAAGTATATGATTTAATTTACGAAAGCAATCAACCTTGGATGCTAAGTGCTAATGGTACAATCTTTACGTATGAAAAAGAAGGCATTATTCCTGGACTGTTAAAACGTTGGTATAAAGAACGTAAAGAAATGCAGGCAAAGATGCGTGATGCAATCAAAGCAAAGAATCCTATCGAAGAAGAGTACTGGGCAAAAAGACAACTTGTTAAAAAGATTCTACTTAACAGTTTGTATGGTGCTATTCTTAATCCAGGTTGTAGATTCTTTGATAACCGTATTGGACAGTCAACTACACTTACAGGTAGACAGATTGTTAAGCATATGAGTGCAAAGGTTAACGAGATTATTACAGGCGAGTACAACCATACAGGTAAGTCAATTGTGTATGGTGATACTGATTCATCTTACTTTAGTGCATACAGTACGCTAAAAGAAGAGATTGATAAAGGAAACATTCCTTGGGATAAAGATAGTGTTATGACATTGTATGATCAAATCTGCGATGAAGCAAATACTACGTTTCCTAAGTTTATGGCTGAAACTTTCCATTGTCCTAAAAGTAGATCAGATGTTATTGCGGCAGCAAGAGAGATTGTTGCAAGTAAAGGTCTGTTTATTACAAAGAAAAGATATGCAGTTCTGTACTATGACGTAGAAGGTAAGCGTGTAGATACTGAAGGAAAGCCAGGTAAGATTAAAGCAATGGGTTTAGATTTGAAACGTTCTGATACTCCTGTTGTAATTCAAGACTTTTTGAGCAATGTATTAGAAATGGTACTAGCAGGTAAAGAACAACAAGAAGTACTAGATTACATTACAGAATTTAGAACTGAATTTAAAACAAGACCTGGTTGGGAGAAAGGTTCGCCTAAACGTGCAAACAAGATTACTGAGTACGGCAACAAAGAAAAGAAACAAGGTAAAGCAAATATGCCTGGACATGTTCGTGCAAGTATTAATTGGAATACCTTGAAGCGTATGGAAGATGACAAGTATTCCATAACTATTACAGATGGTGCGAAAGTAATTGTTTGTAAAGTTAAAGATAACCCTATGGGATTCACTAGTGTTGCGTATCCTGTAGATGAATTACGTTTGCCAGAATGGTTTAAAAAACTGCCTTTCAACGATGCTGAAATGGAAAATTCAGTAATTGATGAAAAGCTAGGCAACCTTATTGGTGTGTTAGAGTGGGATATCAGCTCTACAAAAAGTGATAACAACTTTAACAAATTGTTTGATTTTGATTAAATTGGTTAAAAAAATTCTTGCAATTAAACATAAACCTAAATATAATGTATATTAACAAACGGAGAACTCTATAATGAAAGACATTCTAAAAGATATTGTGGAACATACACAAAACTTGGGCTTTCTTACAACTGTAAAGATTACAGGCGAAGAAGGTTCAACTACTATGTTTTCAATGGCTGATGACAGATCAGTTATAATGGAAGCAACTACACATAATCCTTATCCGGATATGATTGGCGTATTTGGTATGCCGCAGTTGCAAAAACTAAAATATTTACTTGACGGTAGTGAGTATCAAAAAGATGCTGTAATTACTGTAAAGTCAGGTGAACGCAATGGTGCAACTATTCCTACAGGATTAGAATTTGTAAACAAAGACGCAGACTTTAAAAACACTTATCAGTTTATGCTTACAGAACACATCAACGAAAAGATGAAAACTGTTAAGTTTAGAGGTGTTAACTGGGATGTAGAAGTAAGTCCTTCACTTCCAGCAGTACAGCGTTTTAATTTCCAAGCAGGCGCTAACAGCGAACATCCTACATTCTTAGCAAAGACTGACGGTACTAACTTAAAGTTTATCTTTGGTGATGCATCATCACATGGTGGTGAGTTTGTATTTGCACAAGATGTTGAAGGAACATTGGACAGAGGCTGGACATGGCCTGTAGCAAGTGTACTTGCAATCTTAAAAATTGCAGATGTTAACAACACTAAGATGAGCTTGAGTAATGAAGGTGCTATTCAAATTGAATTAGACAGCGGACTTGCTTCATACAAATATATCATTCCAGCACAGGCGGCCTAAATAATATTATGAAACCAGTCAACTTAACACCATTACAAAAGGACTATGCTGTGTATCTACCAGCGATTAGTTCTTTCTTTAGCACATATATTGCTAAACAGAGGCAAGGAGAGTTTGTTCCGAACGATCGTATTCCTAAAGGATTTGATCGTGGAATAGAAGGTATGAACTTCCTTAATGCAGACGCAGGATACTACACATACAAATATGGTTTGTATTCCGCAGGTCACGCACAATTAAACTTAGAAAAGACTATGACACAAGATGCTATGGTCCAAGAACGTGATAGAAATAACACTATGATACTAGGTGACTCGGGTGGTTATCAGGTTGGTAAAGGTGTTCTTAAATTTGATTGGTTAAACTTTGAAGGTGCTGCCGCAAACAAAACACGTGATGATATTCTTAATTGGCTAGAGCTTACAGCAGATTGGTCAATGCTACTTGATGTTCCAACTTGGGCTTGTGATCATATTCATGCTCCTAAAACAGGACTTAAAGATTTTCAAGACTGTTTAGATAAAACACGTTTTAACAACAAGTATTGGTTAGAACGTAGACTTGGTGCTACAAAGTTCTTAAACGTTTTACAAGGATCAGACTGGGATACTGCTGAAAGGTGGTACGAAGGTGTTAAAGAGTTCTCCGATCCAAACGTTTGGGGCGATAAAGCATGTGAAGGCTGGGCAATGGGTGGTGCTAATATGTGCAAAATGCCTATTACACTACGTAGGTTAATGACTATGAAGTTTGATGGTATGCTAGAAGGCAAGGACTGGATGCACTTCTTAGGTACTGCACAACTTGATTGGTCATGTTACTTAACTAGTATTCAAAGACAAGTGCGTAAACATATCAACGAAAACTTTACAGTAAGTTTTGACTGTGCTAGTCCGTTTATTGCAACTGCACACGGACTTGTTTATACAAATGCACAACACACAGCAAAACGTTGGTCAGTGATTATGGACAAGGCTCCAGATAATAAAGCACTTGCTAATCAACATGACATTCCATTTCCATTCGAAAGTGAAATTGGCAGACGATTAAGCATTGCTGACATTTGTCATTATGCTCCAGGTATGCTGAATAAGATTGGTAAAGAAGGTAAAACTAGTTGGGATAGTTTTGGTTATGCATTAATGATGGCACATAATGTTTACTGTCACATTGTAGCAGTACAACGTGCTAATCAACTTACTGATATTGAACTTAAGAAAGCAAGACCAGATTGGAGACTATGGCGTAAAGTTAAAGAAGCAGATAAGAGTGATGAGTATTCAGATTGGGTACCACGTAACATCTTATATTTCGATCGCTTTGTTGAAGAACTGTTCGAGCAGCCAACTAAAGAGGCAGCGTTCGCAATGATTAAAGAAGGCGACAGTTTCCTTAAAAACTTAGAAGGCGCAAGACTACGTGGAGGTGTTACAAACATTTCAAATTCGTTGTTCGTTGAAGTTGATGATGAGGGCAATGAAGAAACTCCTTGGACTGACGACAGAGAAGATACTGAACTAGATAAACTAGAAAGTGAACTGACAGAGGCATAAATTATGAAAAGATCATACAAACAAGGCACAAGCAGTGACGCAACATATTTTGTTGGTGTTGAAGTAGAACATACTCCTGCATATGGTAGGAAAACATTGTTCGTAACAGGACTTCAAAGCGTTGATGAAATTGCCGGACAGTATTCAAAGAACGATTGCGAACATATCTTCTTTGGTGCAAATCACAGTTTTCAACCAAGTCAAGATTCAGACTACAGTGACTGGGAGGCTATGATCGAACCATTCCTAGATGATGACATTTGTTGCACTTTGGACATTCCAATTGCAAATGCGGAAGATATGCTTGAAAGTTCTTTAATTGAATTTGACAACTTTATTCCGCAACTGCGTGTACCTATTCCTTATATTGAACAGTTTGGGTACAACGCTACAATTAAAATTGATGATAAAGGTTTTAAAGCAACAAATCCAGGTGTTTGGACACACAGTATACACGACCTAATGGATCGTTCAAAATTTACACCTTGGCGTGAATATGAAAATGATGATATTGTAGATAATGATTGACACTAGAATTAAAGGGTGCTATAATGAAACAAGAACGTTATTACGACTACATGGGGCGTAGAATGAGAGAAGAAGATATGAAACAAGGCAAAGAAAACGCATTGCAAAACGCAAAGCGAATGATTTGGGTAACCTTTACAAAAGAAGGTATCCACAAGTATCCTGCGGCACTAGATGATCCTAGTCTTGCAACAGGTGATGAATATGATGTAAGTTTTTTAGGTTATCCACACAGACACATATTCCATTTTAAGGTAGGTATCGCTGTAACACACAATGACAGAGATATTGAGTTTATTCAGTTTAAACGTTGGATGGAGAAACTATACGCAGAAAAAACATTAGATCTTGACTATAAGTCATGTGAAATGATGTCAGATGATTTGTGGCATCAAATTACAAACAAATATCCCGGACGTGAAGTCCACATCGATGTCTCCGAAGATGGAGAGAACGGTGCCCACATTGAGTATGCTAGTTATTAAAGGAGACCTAAAATGGGTTACTGGCAAGACCGCCCTGAGGTGGTTAAGATCTTCAATGATCTTGACTTGTATAGAGACTTTTGTCGTTACAACGGCTTTAAGTTTAATGAAAAAGATCTCTATAAAAAAGAGAGTCGTGCATGGAAGGCTTTCGAGAATCGCAACAATCATAAGAGGGCGTTTCGAAACAAATTTAACAAACGGAGAAACTAGATGAAAATATGGCTTGTTGACTTAGAAGCAGTCGAAACACGTTACACTAAGCAGTGGAAAACTGAATTTCCTAAACTGCTAAAAGCCAACGGTCATGACGTTCATGTAGTTAACGGAGGAGATACGCCTCAGGCTACAACACCTGGGGCGTTTCTTAACTTTGGCGGAACTAATGTTTATAAAAGTAAACAACTAGAGCAAATTGCAGAGGCGTTTTGTAATGGAGAAGTTAAGGACGGCGATTATTTTCTGTACACTGATGCCTGGAATCCTACAGTGGTACAATTACGCTACATGGCAGAACTATTGGGTATTAACATTCGCATTGGTGGTATGTGGCATGCTGGTAGTTATGATCCACAAGATTTTTTAGGCAGACTAATAGGTGATAAACCTTGGGTTAGAAATGCAGAACGTAGTATGTTTGAATGCTATGATCATAATTATTTTGCAACAGAGTTTCATATAGATATGTTCTTTCAATCATTTCCAGAACTAGATAGATCTAAAGTTGTACAAACTGGTTGGCCATTTCATTATATGGATAGTACATTAACTATGTACAAAGGCATGCCAAAGCGTGATTTAATTTTATTCCCTCATAGGATTGCTCCTGAAAAACAAGTTGAAATATTCCGTGATCTTGCTGATCAACTTCCACAGTATGAATGGGTAGTTTGTCAAGAACAAGAATTATCAAAGAACGAATATCACAACTTACTAGGAGAAGCTAAACTAGTGTTTAGTGCTAACTTACAAGAAACACTTGGTATTAGTTGGTACGAAGGTGCTCTTGTTGGAGCATTGCCTATGGTGCCAGATAGATTAAGCTATATTGAAATGGGTTTACTCCCTTTCAAATATCCTAGTAATTGGACAATAGATTGGAAAAACTATATTTCCAATAGGGAGGCTGTGAAAGAACGTGTAATTGATTATATGGAAAATTACAAAAAGTTTCTTCCTAGCCTAAATAAACAAGTAGAAACACTAAATGAAAAATATTTTAGTTGCAATGATCTACTAAAGGTGCTAAAATAATATTATTAAAAAGGCAATCCACTGCCTCAACATCGGAGAAATAAATGGAAAAAGTAAAAGAAATTAAAAAACGCTTAGAAGAAGCAGGTCTTAGATATTGGGCGAATGACAATATCAGTGAAGTGCTTCAAGAAGGCGATAAACAACAACTTATCGAAGAAGCGGTTCCTGCTTTTGAAAATGTGTTACAACACTTGTTAATTGATACAAAAACAGATCCTAACAGTCAAGATACTGCAAGGCGTATGGCAAAGATGTACATCAATGAGATTATGAGTGGACGTTATGATGTAATGCCTAACCCAAGTAGTTTTCCTAACTACATTGAAGATGGTTATGAAGGTATGTTAGTTGTTCGAAGTGAACTTACAAGTTTATGTTCACATCATCATCAGACTGTTAAAGGTGTAGCGTACATTGGTATTATTGCTGGTCCGAAGTTACTTGGTCTTAGCAAGTATACAAGGATTGCACAATGGTGTGCAAGACGTGGTACACTACAAGAAGAACTGAATGTTATGATTGCTAACGCAATACAAAAAGAAACAGGCAGTGAAAATGTAGGTGTCTATGTACAAGCAACACATGGTTGTTGTGAAAACAGAGGTATTAAAGCACATAGCAGTTTAACACAAACAACTGTATTACGTGGTGCATTTAAAAATGATCCTGCAACTAAGAAAGAGTTTATGGATAATGTTAAATTGCAACAACAGTTTGCTTGTTAAGGAGTAGTATGCCAATACCAGAAAAAATAATAGTTCCAGCAAATAGAGATCCAGGTGATAATCATTTTGCTGTAAGTTTAGTAAAGAGTATATTTAGAATAGTCGGCTGTGGGTGTTTAATTTACGGAGGCTATATGTTAGAACAATTTGGTTTGCTTTTTATAGCAGCCGGAGCAATCTTTGCCTTAGCAGAAGTGCTAGGCATTATAGAGGAGATAGTATGAACATTCATAAGAAAAGAGTTTACAGTGTATCAGAGCCAAAGAAGCCTGAGGACTGCATGGCGCTTACTCCAGCAGAAGCACTGATGTATAATCTAAAAGGTATTAGATTAATTGACATGACTGAAAAGCATGGCATGACAGTGCAAAGACTAATGAATAGTCGAAAAGATACATCACATGAAAGGTATACTTATGGGACCATATTCGGAAACAAAACAACTGCATAGAATTAGCAATATTAAAAAGGTACTTGCTAATAAAATGTTGCCTGAAGATACTCGTAGGATTTGGGAAACTAAACTTAACAGTATTGCAGTTGACGAAGATGAGTATAACAAAAGAGTAACAGAAACTTTTAAAAATGTGAAGAGAGGTTATATTCACAAATGTTAACAAGGTTTTTAGAATGGGTTGGAAGAAAGCGTACTATCTATGATAGGACTGGTAGTATTCCTTATTTGGTTAGATACTATTTGTTTTTAAAAGACAGAAAAGACTTTCCTTTTAATATTACACTACACAAAGTACTAGTAAGTGATGAACCTACACTACATGATCACCCATGGAGTTGGGGAGCATTAATTCTAAAAGGCGGCTATTGGGAACATACACCAGAAGGTAAGTTTTGGCGTGGTCCTGGTAGTATACGTTTTAGAACAGCAAAAGATTTACATTGGTTAGAACTTGCAAAAGATAAAGATGGGAATGAAATTCCTTGTTGGAGCATTTTTTATATGGGTAAGAAAGCACAGCAATGGGGTTTTGTTAAGAATGGTAAGTGGATACATAACGAGGAATACTTAAAATAATGATTAAGAAGCACTATTATAGTTGGCAAGATGTTGAAAAAATGTGTGTAAGCATAGTCAATCAGATGTACAAAAGTAACTGGAAGCCTGATTATATTGTAGGAATAACAAGAGGTGGGAATGTTCCTGCTACTATTATTAGTAACATGACTGGCATACGTTGCGAAGCATTGAAAGTAAGTTTACGTGATGATAGTCGTGATAGCGAAAGCAACTGTTGGATGGCAGAAGATGCATTTGGTTACGATGACGGCAAAAGTTATCCTAAAGCACGTAAAAATATTCTTATTATAGATGATATCAATGACACTGGTGCTACGTTTAATTGGATTATGGAAGATTGGAAAGCAGGTTGTTTACCTGATAGCGAAGCATGGCAAGACATTTGGCAAGAAAATGTTCGCTTTGCATCACTTACTGAAAACCTAGCAAGTGATTTTGATAAGGTAGATTATACATGTCATGAAGTTAATAAAGCCGAGGAAGATGTTTGGTTAGTTTATCCTTGGGAAAATGTTGCTGACTATGCGTGAAGATTTAATGGTACAACAACAAGTATCAAACGTATGGCAACATATGGTTGGTGTTATTTGTTTAAATCAAGTAAACAGACGACAAACAAAGCCTGTTCTTACAAAATTGTTTAACAAGTATCCTACTGCACATAGTTTATTGCGTAGTTGTACTATTCCTATGCTAGAAGAATTATTAGAGCCGTTAGGTATGCAACGTGTAAGAGCAAAAAGAATATATAAGATGAGTGTCCAGATTGAAAACTGGAACGGAGAAGATGCAACTGATTTATATGGTATAGGAAAATACGGTAATGATAGTTACAGAATATTTTATAAAAATGATATACCATCAGATGTAGAAGATAAAGAATTGAAGAGGTATATTGAACATGGTTAAGTTTATTAAGACATGGCTAGGAATCACTAAGGATAGAATAGTTGGTGAGAAGCTCATGGAAAATATGGAAAAGAACGATAACACTAAAAAAGATCAGGAGTAAATATGACGACCTATGATAATAAATGTACAGTTACATGTACCGACAATGGCAAAGTTGCTGAAGCAGAAGTTGATCGTATTGAACCTAAAGATTATTTAAAAATATTTATGGCAGGCAATAAGATACACATGAAGTGGAACGGTCGAGTATTTGTAGGAAATGCATTTGGTTTTGAATTTACTACTCCAGGTCCAAGGCAATTTAACAACGCAATTCGAAGAGGCTTTTAATGAAGGCTGATACTTTACAAATAGCAAGAGAAGAACAAAGAGCACCGTGGACAGAAGTTGAAATAGACACACGTGACTTTACTGTTTTTCGTGACAAGTATCCTGTAACCGAAGGACATTTATTAGTTGTACCTAAAGAAGCAACACAAGAAAACATTATGAAATGTTTTAACTTTGCTATTACTATGGGTTATGATAATGTTGCAAGTGAAAAGACTAATATCACAGGTTACAATATAGGTTTAAATGTAGGTAAAAGTGCAGGGCAAACAGTCATGTACCCACACGTACATTTAATCTTCCGTCGAGATGGAGACATGGAAGATCCGCAAGGAGGCGTACGAGGCGTCATTCCATCTAAACAAAAATATTAAGGAAAGGTTATGACATTGAAAGAAACTTTGATTAGTGCAGCTCGTAAACATGCAGAGGCAGAAATTGCGGTGCACAAAGCAAATATCGAAGTCTACATGCAACAGGTAGTTGGTATCGGCGAACATTCTGATATCATTGAAACTATCCAAAAAGAATTGGATAAAATGGCTGCTGCAACTGATAGACTCGAGATGCTAGATAAGCATTTCAGCTAGATGAGCTGGCAAGTAACAATTGAAGAAGATCCGGAAACAAAAGAGCTAATTTTGCCTCTTCCAACGGATCTTCTTAATCAAATGGGTTGGGATATTGGTGATGATCTCGTTTGGGAGGAGCATATGCCTTCCCATTCCTATACAATTAAAAAGGTTGACAAACCTGGTGGAAAGAAGGTATAATAGTACTATGAATGATACAATTGTAATAGAAGAAGATACTAAGAAGTATTATTACAGTGAAATCTTTCACTCTATTCAGGGTGAAGGTACATACACTGGCGTTCCTACTGCTTGGATTAGGTTCTTTCTATGCAATCTACAATGTAACGGGTTTGGTCAGATTGATCCAACTAATCCTGATACATATGAACTTCCTTTTGAAACATATGATGTTAGTCAGGTAAAAAGAGTAGAAGATCTTCCTGTATGGGATAAAGGTTGCGATAGTAGTTACACATGGGCGAAAAAGTACAAACACTTAATGGGACAAGAAACTCCTAAAGTGTTAGCACAAAAAGTTATTGATGTTTTAAAAACAGATACTAATCCAGAAGGTTTATTTTTACATCCTGTGTCGAAACAAAGACAACACTTCTGTGTTACAGGTGGTGAACCTTTAATGAAGCAAAGTCAAAAAGCATTCTTAGGTATTATACAAGAGCTTAAAAGACAAAACAATTTGCCTGCTAGTATTACATTTGAAACAAACGGCACACAAAAATTATTACCAGAATTTATTGAGTATTGGAAGAACGAAAAGGACATTGAACTATTCTTTTCTTTATCTCCGAAACTTTTTAGTACATCAGGAGAACTTGCAAAAAAAGCAATTAAGCCTGAGATAGTTGCAGAATACTACGAACTTAGTAAAACAGGACATCTAAAGTTTGTTGTTGGTAGTATGCAACGTGAATGGGATGACATGGATTCTGCTATAGCAGAGTTTAGAAATGTTGGAGTTGACTATCCTGTTTGGGTTATGCCTGTAGGAGCAAGAGAAGAAGAACAAACAGCAACAGCGGGTGCTGTTGCAAAGATGGCTTTCCAAAGAGGATATAATGTAGCCGCAAGAGTACATGTATATTTGTTTGGTAATGCTATTGGAACTTAAGGAGAGTATATGTCATTTTTAACAAAAATGCTAGGTTTGGATAAAGTTAAAGAAATTAACAGAGCCAAAGAAGAAGAAAAGAATAAACAACTTAGTCCAAAAGAACTTGCGACTAAAAAGAAAGAACCGTGGGTAGGTGTTATACAAACACACGTTAACAAAGAAAATGTCCGAAATGGCTTTTTTGAGCTTGACTGGAACAGGCATTTCGTGTTACAATTAATTGAAGCTGGATACGGAGTTGAGAATGATAAAGAAGAAGAAATTATTGATCGTTGGTTTCGTGAGCTTTGCGCTAATGTTGTTGTTGACGGTGACTACGGCGGTCCATTAGATGGCTTGGCAACAGGCAATATAGATATTGAAACAGTAAAAAGAGATAACAAATAATGACACACATTCTAGTAGATACAGCAAATACATTCTTCCGTGCAAGACATGTAATTAATGGTGATGCTGATATTAAGTTGGGTATGGCTTTCCATATTACACTTAACAGCATTAAGAAAGCATGGCAAGACTTTGAAGGCACACATGTTGTATTCTGCTTAGAAGGTCGTAGCTGGCGTAAGGACTATTATGAGCCTTACAAGCGTAACAGGCAAGTTGCTCGTGATGCACTTACAGAAAAACAGCAAGAAGAAGATACTATCTTTTGGGAAGCATTTGATACATTTAAAGACTTTGTAAGTGAAAAAACTAACTGTACTGTATTACAACATAAAGAATTAGAAGCAGATGACTTAATTGCTGGTTGGATACAACAACACCCAGATGTAGATCATGTTGTTGTTTCTACAGACACAGACTTTCAGCAACTAATTGCACCTAATGTAAAACTATACAATGGTGTACAAGAAGTAACAACTACACACGAAGGTTACTTTGATAAGAAGGGCAATCATGTTATTGATAAAAAGACTAAGGAGCCTAAGACTGTTCCAGATCCGCAATGGTTGTTGTTTGAGAAATGTATGCGTGGTGACACTAGTGACAATGTGTTTAGTGCTTATCCAGGTGTACGTAAAAAAGGCACAAGAAATAAAGTTGGTTTACTAGAAGCATTTGAGGATAAAGACCTTAAAGGCTATAACTGGAATAACTTGATGCTACAACGTTGGGTAGATCATAACGGTGAAGAACATCGTGTACTAGATGACTATCAACGTAACGTTACATTAATTGATCTTACTGCACAGCCTGAAGATGTAAAAGATAAAATTACAGGTACTATTCAAGAGTCAATTGATGCAGATAAAAATATTAGCCAGGTTGGTGTAAGACTTATGAAGTTCTGTCATTTATATGATTTAAAGAAAATATCAGATCAAGCACAAGCCTATGCAGAACCATTAAATGCGAGGTACACAGTATGACAACAGAATTTAAAGCAAAACCTGTTTTAGAAGATAAATTTTGGATTGTTGAAGAACAAGGACAAAAGATCGGTACGCTAAGAAAGAACGAAGATAAGTTTGTCTTTAGTAATGAAAACGGTGTTAAGTTTTATCACAGTAAAAAAAGTATTTTAAGTGACTATGGCAAAGACTTTTTTGTTGCTAAAATTGTAAAAGAAGCAGACGATTCTGAGCCTAACGAAGTACATGGCTTTAAGTGTAGTACTAAACCACACAACTCTATGTACGATATACAGAAGCGTTTACCTTTATTTACAAAGAGCAAAGACTCAAAGAGCTTGTATTGTTCAGGGTATTATGTTATTAAATTCGATAAAGGATGGGTTAAATCGTTCTGTCCGAAGCTCATTACACTACAACGGTATGCGTATAAAGGGCCATTTAAGACTGATTTAGAGATGAAACAGGTACTATCTAATGTCAACAAATAGCCTTCCGCAGTCACTTCCTACCATTGAAAAAATACTACAACGAATTGCAGTTGCAGAGAAATCACAGCAATCAGACGTTAGAATAAGCATACAAGAAGCACGATCACTAGCAATTGAGCTATCTATGTTTACATCTAAATTAGGTACTGTTGTAGCGTCTATAGATGAGCAATTAAAGCAGATCAAGCAGAATAGCGAACAAGTTGAAGTGAAATTTGAAGGCGGACAGTTCTAAAAAAGGATAAATATATACGTAGTTAATTAAAAGGATTACGTATAATGAGTAGACCAAAACCAACAGTGCTTCTCGAACATGTGAATCGAGAATCATATAAGACAGAACAAATATTAGAGAGCGAAGCAATTTGGGCGGTCTTCTATAAAGGAAAGCCGTTTAACTTAAAAAGCGGAAGTATGGTATCGAGCTATCCTGGACCGAAGTATAAAAAAGTATCGTTTTCTAATCCTGGCCATGCTAGGAACCTAGCAAAAAAACTAAACACACTTTTCCAAGTAAAGGACTTTGCGGTATACACACTAACTTCTGGAGCGAAAGAAGAGTAATGACACATGGATCAAAAGGACAACTATACAAAAGTATTTCTGAAAGCCGCTGATCAGCCTTTTGACACTCCCGACATAAAGAATAAGAGAACATTATGGTGGTATAACATTCGTGATGTTGGCGGGCTACGTCTAACGGAAGAAGCAATAGTCCACATAGAACAGATAGCAAAGATTAAAACCTATAAAGTAGATTTTCCAAAACAATTTAAAATAACACCTAAAGTGCTTTTATGGCTTGACAATTTTATCGAATCACCGTATTATATAACTAAGAAATCAATAACTGTACTTAAAGAAAGGTCTGCTTTTGAATTGTATTTGTTTAGTGGAGATATCAGTAAAATGGGCTATAATAAAGCATTGTCCAAACGATTATCTGAAGAAACCGCGGACCAAGAATAACATTCATTAACATAGCATATAATAAATATTAGTGATGATAGAACTTAATCCATTAGAAGTACTGCGTTCAAGAGAACTTAAAACTATGCCTCCGCATTTTGCAAAGATGCAGGTATCGGATTCAGATCGTGTTGATCGTAGATTATCTGAGTGGGTTAAGACTAATACTAGTGGTAGGTATTGTATTAATACATATCCGGCTGCTAAAGAAAATAAATTCAAATCTGTTACATTTGTAGGGTTTGAAGAAGAGAAAGAACTAACATACTTTATGTTAGCTTGTCCATACTTAAGGAGAAACTAGAATGGCTGAAGAAAATAAAACGCCGGAAACGGCAACAGAAGCAGCACCAACAAGTGGTCCTGTTCCTACACCAGGTGTAGATCAAAACGCACCTGCACAAGAAGCTGGGGAACCAGCAGCACCAGATCTTAACATTAGCGACCTTAATGCAGTAAAAAGCATTATTGAAGTTGCTACACAAAGAGGTGCATTTAAAGCAACTGAATTAGAAGCAGTTGGTAAAGCATTTAACAAACTAACAGCATTTTTAGATCATGTTGTTAAACAAC